ATAATCAAGGAAGCATTTCAATTTTTAGGTTTAAATTAGGAACTAAACTTTATATTTTACGAAAATAATTTAATTTAATATAAAATAAAATTGAAAAAAAACAATCTAAATATTATTAGATATATATAAGGAAGGCATGTCAAAAAGTTCCGGAAACATGAATAACATTAACTGTTCAAAAATTATTGGTATTCAATTTAGTATATTATCACCGGAAGAAATTAGAAAAGGTTCTGTTGCCGAAATTACCAGTAAAGAAGCGTATATCAATAATAAACCAGTTATTAATGGATTATTTGACCCTAGAATGGGTGTTTTAGAACCCGGTCTAATTTGTCCAACTGATGGTTTAGACTATATGACAACACCTGGTTATTTCGGCCATATTGAATTATCTAGACCAGTGTTTTATATTCAATATTTAAGTACAATTCAAAAAGTATTACGTTGTGTTTGTTTTAAGTGTAGTAAATTATTAATTTCAAAAGAGAAATTTAAACAAGCTCTAAAAATGAACAATCAAAATAGATGGAAATATGTATTTGACCTTTGTAAAGGAATTAAGCGTTGTGGAGAAGATACTGAAGATGGATGCGGATGTTTACAACCAAAAAAAATTAAAAAAGAAGGTATGTCATCCTTATTTGCTGAATGGACAAATACATCTGAAGAAGGTGAAGATAATATTGTAATTCCATTAACTCCCGAACTCGTTTTGAAAATATTCAAACGTATTTCTGATGAAGATGTTACTTTTATGGGATTCAGTCCTATTTGGTCTAGACCAGATTGGATGATTTGTCAGGTTTTAGCAGTTCCACCTCCCGCTGTTAGACCATCTGTAAAACATGATGCTCAGCAAAGATCAGAAGATGATTTGACTCATATTTTAGTAAATATTATAAAGACAAATAGAACTTTACAAGAAAAGTTACAAAATAATGCTCCTGAAAATATTATTAATGATTGGTCTATTGTTCTACAATATCATGTAGCATCAATGGTTGATAATAAACTTCCTGGAGCAAGTCCTGTAGCTCAAAGATCGGGAAGACCATTAAAATCTATTAAAGATAGATTAAATGGAAAAGGTGGTCGTATGAGAGGCAATTTAATGGCTAAACGTGTTGATTTTAGTGCTCGTTCAGTTATTACTGCGGATCCAAATATTTCAATTAGAGAACTTGGTATTCCAATGAAAATTGCTAAAAATATTACTAAACCTGTAGTTGTTAATCGTATCAATAAAGCTTTCTTAACAAAATTAGTTCAAAATGGTCCTGATGTGTGGCCTGGTGCTAAGATGTTGGAAAGACAAAATGGACAAACAATTACTCTTCGTTATTTAGATAGAAAATCCATCGTGTTGGAAGATGGAGACATTGTTCATCGTCATATGATGGATGGTGATGCTATCTTATTTAATCGTCAACCAACATTACACAGAATGAGTATGATGTGTCATATCGCACGTATTATGAAGCGAGGTGATACTTTCAGAATGAATGTTGCTGACACGAAGCCATACAATGCCGATTTCGATGGGGATAAAATTCATCTTGTCCCCAACAGGGAGCGTTAAAAGCGTGATACTCCCTAGTTAATTAATTCTCTAAAACAACTTAAAGACATATTCTAAAACATACTTAAAATGGAACTATCAAAACGAATCAATCTATCAAAACAAATTTTAGACAATCCAAATGAAAGATATTGTGAAATATACAAGATTACTAACATATCAAATGGTAAACTATATATAGGACAAGCAGTATCTCATATATTAAATCATAAAAGATATAGACCATATGGGCACCAAGGACGATTTAAATGTCATATATCAGAGGCTTTTTCACAAAAGAAAAATCAATCACACTATTTAAATAATGCTATAAGAAAATATAGTATTGATGATTTTGTAGTTGAGTTGATAGAATATTGTGAAATATCTGATGCCAATGATAAAGAAATACACTATATTAAAACATTTAATACTTTATTTCCAAATGGTTATAATTTAAAAAATGGAGGTAGTGTATTTACTCATAGTGACGAAAGTAAAAAACGTGTTTCAAATGGAGTAATTAATTATTACAAAGATAAAAAGTTTGAAAGATTCAAAGATGTTAACATTTTAGATGATAATTTTGATAATTACATAAAACCATTAAAAAGAAATAATAAACAATATGGTTGGTATGTTTATATAGATAGACGTAAAGCAGATTTTGGTGGAGTTCATATTTCATTAGAAGAAAGTAAAAAAAACGCAATAGAATTTGTCAACAGTTTAAGAGAATTAGTTAGCAACACATTCAAATTGACGGGAACACCCTTAGAGCCTTTACTACCACTCACTACAGGAAACGTCTGTGAGGAACTCGGTTTACAGCCGAACCCAAAGGTAAAAAAGTAAAGGATTGGGTAATCCGCAGCCAAGTCCCTAACCTCGTAATGGTAAGAGTATGGGAAAGGTTCAACGACTAGACGTTTGTGGGTCTCAAATGATAGCTTAACCAACTTGATGAGGCATAAGGTATAGTCTGGCCCTATGGGAAACCTTAGGGATCATCACGGAGATGAATTTACACATGCCGCAGGACCCAGAGTCCGAATCGGAACTAAGAAATTTAGCGGCAGTTCCATACCAAATAATAAGTCCAGCTAATAATTCAGCAATTATAGGCATCTATCAAGACTCAATGCTTGGTTGTTATCGTTTTACAAGAGAAAACATAGAATTTACACAAAAAGATGCGATGAACTTATTAATGATGTTTAATCGTATCAATCCTGAGAGACTTAAAAAGAAGAGAAATGATAAAATTTCTAATTTTGAAATATTATCCCAAATCCTTCCTCCTCTCTCTTTAAAAGTCAAAAATAAACAATTTGATGGAGAAAAAGAAAAATCCGATACATCTAATAATATTATTGAAATTATTGATGGTCAATATCTACGAGGCCAAATGGACAAAGGTATTTTAGGATCAGGAACAAAAGGTCTTATTCATAGAATTTGTAATGATTTTGGCAATATGGCCTCATCACAATTCATTGATGATATTCAAAATATTGTAACTGAATACATGAAACAAAGTGCTTTTAGTGTTGGTATTAGTGATTTAATTACTGATTCATTAACTAATGAAAAAATTGTTTCCATCATTACTGATAAAAAAACAGAAGTCAAAAATCTAATTGATCAAGTACAAATCGGTGTTTTTGAAAATAATTCTGGAAAAACTGTAGAACAAGAATTTGAAACCAAAGTTAATAATATTCTTAGTAAAGCACAAAATGATGCTGGTGGAGAAGCTCTTAAAAACTTAAGCAAAGACAATCGCTTTGTTGTTATGTTTAATGCTGGCTCCAAAGGTTCTGAAATTAATATTCAACAAATGACAGCTTGTTTAGGACAACAAAACGTAGACGGTAAACGTATTCCATATGGTTTTGAACATAGAACTTTACCACATTATACTAAATATGATGATTCAGCTGTTGCTCGTGGCTTTGTTGAAAGTTCATATATTAACGGTTTATCCCCTCAAGAATTATTCTTCCATGCCATGGGTGGTCGTATTGGTTTAATTGATACTGCTGTTAAAACTTCTACTACTGGTTATATTCAAAGACGATTAATTAAAGGTCTTGAAGATCTTATGGTTAATTATGATATGACTATTAGAAATAATAAAAATAAAGTCGTTCAATTTTCCTATGGAGACGATTCTATTGATACTGTTAAAGTTGAAAATCAAGATTTGCCAATTGTTGATTTGAGTATTCAAGATATTTATTCTCACTTCGCAATTATTGACGATAAATCAAAGACAAAAGCATTATCAGGTATGTTTGTAAAATCAGCTTATACTAGACAGAAAAAACAAGAAGAAGCTATTTCAGAAAAATGTAAGTTTTATATTGATTTTATTATTGAAAATAGAAATGAAATTGTCAAAAATGTATTTAATAGTAAATCTGAAAAAATTGTTAGAGTTCCAGTTGCTTTCGCATATATTATTCAAAATGTTATCGGTCAACAAGGAATTAACAAAAACTCCCTCGTTGATATTACCATGTTGGAAGCATTTGATATGATTGAAGAAACATTCGCTAAACTTGAAAAAATTGTTTATGCTTCACCTAATAAATTATTCAAAATTCTATTCTATTATTATCTATCACCTAAAGATCTTCTTTTAAATAAGCGATTTAACAAGAAAGCATTAGAAATTTTACTTGAAACTATTGTTCTTGATTATAAAAGAGCATTGGTGGCACCTGGTGAAATGGTCGGAATGATTGCGGCGCAGAGCATTGGCGAACCTACAACACAAATGACGTTAAATTCAGTAACATATGAGACACCTATTATCGTAAGAGATTATGAAGGAAAAATAAATAAATATGAGATTGGAAAATTTATTGAAGAAAAAATAAATATAGCAAAAAAAATAGAATATTATGATGACAAAGATACCACTTATGCTGAAGTAGAAAATTATTATGAAATACCTTCTTGTGATGAAAATGGGAATATATTATGGAAAAGGATTGAAGCAGTTACAAAACATCCTGTTATTAATAAAGACGGAACAAATACTATGTTAAAAATCACAACACATGAAGAACGTGAAGTAAAAGTTACAAAAGCTAAATCATTATTAAAATTAATCAATGGTAAAATTGTTCCTGTTAATGGAGATAGTTTGAAAGTTGGAGATTATTTACCAGTAAGTACAAAGACAATTGATTTTAAACATTCATCATTATTAGACTTACGAGATATTTTACCACCTACAGAATATATTTATTCATCCGAAGTTGAAAAAGCAAAAACTGTTATGCTAGAACATCAATGGTGGACAAAACATAATGGTTATACATTTGTTTTACCATATAAACGTAGTGACTCCTTTGTTGCTAAGGTTTCAAATAAATTAAGAAAAGGATGTAAGAGCAAGACAAGTTTTACACCTAATTGTGTTTATACAAAACAAACAAATATGAATAATTATACAATTCCTGAAAAAATTAATTTGAATTATAATTTTGGTTACCTTATTGGAGCATATTGTGCTGAAGGTTGTATGTCAAAAACGCAATTATCTATTGCTAATAATGACTTAGAATATTTTACTCCTATTTTAGAATTATGTAAAGAGTGGAATATAACAACCAAACTATATAAAAAAGAAATTAATGATGATTCAAGAATAAATGGAACAAGTCAAGATTTAAGAATTTATAACACAATATTATGTCGTATTCTGGAAAATCTATGTGGTAAATTAAGTCATAATAAATTTGTTTCTGATAAAATTATCTTTTCAAATAAAGAATGTTTATTGGGCTTCTTGGATGCATATATTGGCGGCGATGGTTCAATTAGTTTAAGAGAAAAGAAAATATTTATGTCTTCAGTTTCCAAAAATTTACTAATGGATGTTCAACAAATATTAAATACACTAGACATTTACAGTAGCGTTAATAAGTTACCATTAAGTAAAAATAAAAGTTTTAATATTATTCATCAATGTTATGATTTAAACGTTAAAAATCAACAAGCTAAAAAATTAGCACAACTTTTAAATATTAAATTAAGATATAAACAAGAACGACTTAATACATTAATAAATCATAATTATAAATATGAAATAAATCAAAAATATTTGACTATTCCTAATGAAATGGATGGTAAAATTGTATACCAAAATAGAACCAATAATATTTACAAAGAAGTATTATTTGATAAGGTTAAAAGTATTGAAGAGGTTCCAAATACAACCAATTATGCTTATGATTTAACTGTTTCAGACACATTAACATTTAATATTTATAATGGTCTTTGCGTCGATGATACATTTCATTTTGCAGGTGTCGCTTCAAAGTCCAATGTGACACGCGGTGTGCCAAGAATTGAAGAAATATTATCTTTGTCCTCCTCAATAAAAAATCCATCTCTTACTGTATACTTGAAGAAAGATGAACAAACTGATAAGGATAAAGCAAGTGTAATTCAATATATGTTAGAACATACAAAATTAGAAGAAATTGTTAAGAATGTGGAAGTCTGTTTTGACCCAGATGATCTTAATACATTGATAGCTGAAGATAAATCAACAATGAGTCAATATCGGGAATTTGAGAATATGATTGATGAATGTTTGGAACAAGAATCTGGTATTGATGAATCTGAAAAGTCAAAATGGATTATTAGAATGGAAATGGATCCGGAAATTATGTTAGAAAAAAATATAACAATGGACGATGTAAATTTCACACTTAATAATACATATAAAGAAGAAATATCATGTATTTATTCAGATTATAATGCTGATAAATTAGTGTTCAGAATTCGTATGAATAATATATTGAAAAATTCATCAGGAAAAGGTAGTAAAAAAATTAAAGTCAATCCATTAGACCAATCGGATCAAATTTATATATTAAAAAATTTCCAAGATCAATTATTAAATGGTATTGTATTACGAGGTGTTAAAAATATTAACAAAGTTATTCTTAGAAAAGTAAAAGATAATTTAATAGAAAAAGCAGGCTCCTTTGTAAAAGAAGATATATGGGTACTTGATACTATTGGAACAAATTTATTGGACGTTTTAGGTCTTGATTATATAGATCCTCATAGATCTATTAGTAATGATATTATGGAAATATTTGATGTTCTTGGTATGGAAGCAGCCAGACAATGTATTTATAATGAATTAGCAGAAGTATTAGAATTTGATGGTTCTTATGTAAATGCTCATCATATGGCTTTGTTATGTGATAGAATGACATTTAGTCATAAATTAATTTCAATCTTCAGACATGGTATAAACAATGATGATATTGGTCCTATTGCGAAAGCATCATTTGAAGAGACGCCAGAAATGTTTTTGAAAGCAGCTAGACATGCTGAGTTAGATAACCTGAGAGGTATCTCAGCAAATGTAATGTGTGGTCAAGAAGGTATGTTTGGAACAGCATCATTTCAAGTTGTCTTAGATATTAATGAAATGATTAATCTAGAAGAAAAATATAAATATGAATATCAAGATAAAGAAGAATTAATATCAGAAGGATTGTTTA